GATGGTCGTTTTGGAGAAACAAGTTCTCGTGCTTATGATAAACCAAACAATCCAACAGAAACAGCAAAGAGAGATTTTGGTAGCACCCAATCGCGTAATGCGATTGATTTTGTGAACTGGTTACAAAACTCTATGGGTTATGAGGTTGACCAAACTGCACTCAAGAAGTGGGAAGCAAGTGACCAAGATGAGATTGTTGACCAGTATGGTTACTTTGAACAGCGTCACAGGCTAGAAGACCCAAGTGTTAATGCTGCTGACTTTGTAACTAATATGTTGCGGGCGGGTGTGTTGAAGCCAACCGCAGAGACACCGCCAATAAATATGCAAGAAGCCTTGAATGTATTAACACCAGACGTTACTTACTACAGCGACCTTCGTGACATTCAGGTTGCTGGCAATGTTAATGTGCCTTATTTGCTAAGTCAGATTAATCCATATCCAGAGGGATATGACCAAACAACTGGTTATATGCCAACTCCAGAGGAACTTGAAACTAGAGAGCTTGCAAAAGCGTATTTAGAAAGAGAACCTGCACCACCACAAACTGTAGGTGAGTTTATAGGTTCAATAACACCTCAAGAGGCTATGGCATTGCCAGCAGGGTTTGATTTTGGTCAGGTTATGCCAGATATTCCAGGATTAGGTAACTATGCAATCGCTACAGCCCCTTATGATTCTGGCAAACGTCAGCAAGCAATAGCAGTCCCAGGACAAATACTTGACTTCCAAACATTGCAGAGAATGTTACCTGTTTAGAATGGGTGTAGACTAGAAAAATATAGTGTGGCATAAATATCACATAGGAGAGTGTGATGGATGATGGAAAATTAAGAGGGGAACAGGATAGAGGCGAAAAAGCAAAGGCTATTTTGCGTAATCCTATCATGGTTGAGGCTTTTGAGGAGCTTGGAAGTCGCTACATAGAAACGTGGAAGGCGACATCTATTGAACAAGAATCTCAAAGGGAGAAGATTTTTCAGATGTATCAGGCATTGCTTGCAGTGCAAGGACATCTGGAAGAGATTGTCAGCACAGGTGAGCTGGCAAAAATTGAGTTAAACAGTAATTCTCTATGGAGGAGATAAGATATGAGTGAAAGCAGTATCCCTGGTGGGACTGAGCCACTAACCCAGAGTCAAGCAGTTGACCATCTCTTGAGTACCCCCGCCCCTGAAGAGGCAAGCGATACACCTCAAGAGCCTGTAGCTGAGGCAACAGCAGATGAAAATGCAACCGCCGAAGCACCATTAGCAGATGAAGTAGAATCCGATGACGCTGTAGAGCTATCTGAGGAAGAAACAGAAGAAGCTGATGTTGAATACGAAGCTACTGAAGATGAAGACGAGCAACCTTTAGAGGCCTCTGATGAGTCTGATGATGTAGAAGAGTATTACACTGTTAAAATTGATGGTGAGGAAAAGAACGTCACAGCAGACGAACTTATCAAGAACTATCAACTTGAACAGGCCGCGCAAAAACGTATGCAGGAAGCTGCAAGTGAGCGAAAGCAAGCTGAAGCTGAACGCCAAGTTATAGCGCAACAGCGTGAGCAGTACGAACAGGCTTTGAATGTCTTGTCTCAGCAGCTTACAGTGCAAGAGCCTACTCAAGAATATTGGGAAAAGCTCTATGCGGAAGACCCGTTGGAATATGTAAAGCAACGTGATGCAGTTCGTGACCGCAAAGACAATCTTGCTAAAGTTCAGCAAGAGCAGATGCGGGTACAGCAAGAGAAGCAGCAAGAAATGATGCAAGCGCATCAGCAGCATCTCGCGCAGGAACAAAAGCGTTTACTAGAGCGTATTCCAGAATGGCGTGACGAAGAAGTAGCGACTAGGGAAAAGCAACAGGTAATTCAGTATGCACAGCGTATTGGTTTTACTGAGCAAGAACTACAAACTGCCTCTGATAGTCGTGCTATCGAGACACTCCGCAAAGCATATCTTTATGATGAGTTGATGGCTAAAACGCCAGCAGCCCAGAAGAAGGTACGCAAAGCACCGAAAGTAACTAAGTCTGGCAAGCCTACTCCTAAGTCCGAAGTAACTGCAAAGCGCAAATCACAGGCTTTTGAACGCCTGAAGAAAAGTGGCAGCAAAGATGCTGCTGTGGATTATCTTTTGGAAAGAAATAGGTAAATATTATGGCTACACATACTACTACTACTGCCGTTGGTGAGCGTGAAGACCTTGCCGATGTCATCACTCGGATTGACCCCGATGAAACCCCAATCTTTTCTGCTCTCCGTAAAGAGACTGGAAATGGTGTATTTGTTGAATGGCAAGTACAAGAACTGGCTGCTGCTGTCGCTAACAACTATCAGAACGAAGGTGCTGATGCTACTTACGACACACCAACCGCAACTGTTCGTCTCGGAAACTACATGCAGATTTCACAAAAAGATGCTGCAATTTCTGGCACATTGGATGCTGTTGATAAAGCTGGTCGTGACAAAGAGACAGCCTATCAGAAAGTTCTGAAAGGTCTTGAGCTTCGTCGTGACATTGAGAAGTCAATTTGTACTCCACAAGCTCGTGACGCATCTGACCCTCGTAAAGCTGGTACACTCTCAAGCTGGATTACAAATGTATCCATCGCTGGTGACGAAACTGCTTTCAACGCTGGTGTTGGTCTTGGTACACACATCCCATCTGACGATGGTACTGACCGCACAATGACACTCGCTATGATTGATGACGCTATGCAAGCTGCATACGAAGATGGTGGTCAGCCAAACATGCTCGTTGTTTCACCTGCCAAAAAAGTTGCTTTCAGTGACTTGAACTCTGGTTCAGTAACTACAAACCAAATCACTTACACTGCTCCTCGTGAAGCAGCGATGGTTGGTTCTGTTTCTCTGTACCTCAGTGATTTTGGTCAGCTTGATGTTGTAATCGACAGATTTGCACCATCCGACAGAGTTTACCTCCTAGACAGTGACTATGCTTCTGTTTGCACACTGCCTGGTCGTAACTTTGCAGTAACAGACCTCGCTAAGACAGGCGATGCTGATAAGTTCGAAATCATCACAGAATGGACTTTGAAAGTATCTGCTCCTAAAGCGCATGGTGCTGTTTACAACTTGTCATAAGTTGATAGGGGGAGAACTTAGTTTCTCCCCCGCTAACTTTCGGAGAGAAGTTTGTCTAAGAGATTACTTAAAAAGGATTCCATTACTGGTAAGGAAACGTGGGTACACGATAATCAGGATGGTGGTTTTATTTACGAGACATCACAGAATGTTGATGCTCTCTTAAAGAAGAACAAAGAGGAAGCTAACGCATATCGTTCTGGCTCTTTGATTGGGAATACACAAAGACACCAACAGAAGGTTGCGGAAATACCAACGGCTCTTTATTATGAGTTGATACAAAAGTTTGGTGAGCCAAAGCATAATCCTAACGCTTGGAAGAAGTGGTTAAACGATTATGAAAATCGGTTCTTTAGGACAAGTGGCGGTAACGTATAATGGCTATTACAACTTATGCAGAACTTCAGACAGCTATGTCAAACTTTTTGGCAAGGACTGACCTAACGGACAGACTGCCAGAATTTATTAGTATAGCTGAAGCTCGCATGAGCAGGGAGCTTGAGGCTCGTTCACAGGAAAAACGTGCAACAGCCACATTAGTAGGTGGCGATGCTTTTGTTTCACTGCCAACTGATTTGCGTTCTATTCGCATGGTGAAGCTCAATACAACGCCTACTGAGGTGTTGGAGTATTACACACCACAAATATTGAATGAACTGTACTCTAGTGGTGGTTCTGGCAAGCCTCGTGCTTATACAATCATTGGTGGTGAGATTAAGTTTGCCCCTACACCTGACAGTGCTTACACAGCAGAAATTGTGTATATGGAAGGTGTGCCAGATTTATCTGACAGCAATACGACCAATATAATACTGACTCGTCACCCTGATGCTTACCTCTATGGCGCATTGGCTGCGGCTAGTGTATATCTTATGGATGACCAAAAGACACAGATGTATGAGTCTTTATTTACTCGTGCGATTGATGAAATCAAACGTGAAGAGCAAAGAGGCAAACACGCTGGCTCTGGTTTATTTATGAAGTCTGACTACGGAGAATTAACATGAGCGCAATGAGTGATTATTTAGAGAATGAAATTCTCGACCATGTATTAGGTACTGGTGCTTATACAGCACCTGCGACTGTTTACATTGGACTTTCTACTGGTTCTTTCGGTGATGATAATAGTGGCACTGAATTGTCTGGTAGTGGTTATGCAAGACAGTCTGCGGCATTTGATGCTGCTGTTGGTGGAACAACCGACAATACCGCAGCTATTGAGTTTCCTGCCGCTACTGGTAGCTGGGGAACTGTAAGCCACTTTGGTATCTTTGATGCTGCAAGTGCTGGCAATCTTTTGATACATGGTGCTTTCACATCAAGCAAAACGATTGCTACAGGTGACATCCTACGGATTGCTGCTGGCGACCTAGACGTAACTGCGGCCTAGTCCGATGGCTGAGATACTCGGCCCAACACTGGAGCAGCTAGATAATTGGGGTAGCATTGATGACCTCGATGCTTTTGGCTCTCTGGAAGACATGGACAACCTCAATCTTTTTGAGGCTACCTCTTCTGTGTCGGCTTCTGTATCAGCCACATCTAACAATCAGGTTACATTTGTTTTTGACGGAACTGCTGCAACGACGATTACAGTGGCAGGTGTTGCTATTCCTGTTCGTCAAGTTGGTTCTTCTGTTGACACAAGCGTTGCGGTTGTAGGTGATGCAGAGATTGTCAAAGAGGCGGCATCCTCTGTAGACATAGCGATTACTGAATCTGTTGATGCAGAAATTGTTAAAGAAGTTGCAAGTGCTGTGGCGGCTGCATTTACAGTAACTGCTAACCAGCTAAGAATACAATCTGTTGATGCATCTGTAACAGGCGCGGCTAGTGTTGCTGCTATAGCTCAGTTTATCGTGGCTATGAACGCTTCAGTAAATGTTGCAATTACTAGCACTGGTGATGCAATCAGGGTTTCTACTGTAAGCAGTAGCGTTGATGTTTCTGCAAGTGCTACATCTGATGTAAACACGATACTTATTGCGGATGGTGCTGTAAGTATGGCTGTCACTGCTGATGGTGCTATGCAGTTTACTGCCAGTGGTGCTGGTTCAGTTAGCTGTGTTATAACAAATGTTATAACAGGTGAGGTGCTTGGGGAGCTTTGGTCTATTGTTGCTGAAGGAGCAGAAACATGGACTGAAGCGGCAGATGGTGGAGAAACATGGAGTGTTGTATCTGAGGGCAGTGAGACTTGGACTGAGGTAACTGCTGGTTCAGAGGTTTGGACAAATGTAAGTGAAGGTAGCGAGGTTTGGTATAGGCAATGATTAGATTTGGCGAGTTTTTACCAGACCAGTCAGCTTTCAACAATGCTGGCACAACTGTAGCAACAAACGTCATTCCGTCTTTGACAGGCTATGAGAGCTTTCAGGGGTTGTCACCAATTAGCGGTACTGCTGATGACACTATTGTTGGTTTGTTTGCTGCTCGTGACGATGATGGCAACACAGCATTATATGCGGCTGACAGAACAAAAATATATAAGTTTGATACAGCCGATGGTTCACTAGATAATATTAGCAAGTCTGGCAATTACAGTACTGGCAGTGAGGATAAGGTGCGCTTTGTTCAGTATGGTGAGACTGTTGTTGCTACCAACTTTGCTGACCCGATACAAAAGATAACTGCTGCTGCATCTGGTTTGTTTTCTGACCTTAGTGCTGATGCACCAAAGGCTAAGTATATAGCTGTTGTGCGTGACTTTGTTATGACTGGCTTTACCAATACAACTGCTGATGGCACTAAGCCATATCGCACACAGTGGTCAGCATTGGGTGATGCAACAGATTGGGCGGTTAGTGCTACGACACAGGCTGATTTTCAGGACATTGATGATTTAGGTGATATTACTGGTTTAGTTGGCGGTGAGTATGCAACGATACTTTTAGAAAAGGGTATTGTTCGTGCATCTTACATTGGTTCACCTTTGATATTTCAGTTTGACAAGGTTGAGTTGAACAGAGGTTGTAAAGTGCCAGGCAGTGTTGCTAATGTTGGACACGCTGTATTTTACTTGGCTGACGATGGCTTCTATATGTTTGATGGTAAAGAGTCTCGTCCGATTGGTGCAGAGAAAGTAAACAGATTTTTCTTGGAGGATTGGGATGGAGCTTATGCAAAGAATATGTCGTCTGCTGTTGACCCGTTACGACAAGTGGTTATCTGGTCTTATGCTAGCACATCGGCAACTAGTGGCGTACCTGACAGACTTATTATCTACAACTATGCGCTTGATAGGTGGTCAACAGCGAACATTGGGGTTGACCACTTGGCGGGTGTTTATACGGCTGGTTTTACTCTTGAGCAACTTGACGCTGCTTTTGGTAGCTTGGATGTCCTACCTGCTTCTCTCGATGGGGTGGTTTATCGTGGTGGTGAGTTTGTTTTTGCAGCCAGCAAAGACGACAAAATCCAAACTTTCACGGGTGATACGCTTGCGGCGATTGTTGAAACGGGTGAGTTTGAAGTTCGCAAGGGCAACAGAAGTCTCATTAGAAACGTCATCCCGTATGTTACGCTTCGTGAAAATGAGACTGGTGCTGTTACGGCGCAAATTGCGAGTCGTAATAGGCAGATAGACACATTCACGTTTGGTTCTGCTTCTAGTTTAAATGAGGCTAACTTTATTCCTGTACGCTCTGAGGGGCGTTATCATAGGGTAAGGCTTAACTTGACTGGTGAGTGGAAGAAGACGCAAGGCATTGATATTGATGCAACGACTACGGGACGCAGATGAGCAATCAGTACAGAAAGCTACCATACCAAGGCGGCTCTCCTCGTGAAATATCTGAGGTGGTTAATAATGCTATGGAGGGCAAGATTAACTCTACTGGTAGTTTTACGCTTGCAACTGGTGGCGCAACAACGACAACAATTACTGACAAGCGCATAGGTGCAGAGTCAGTTATTTTGTTTATGCCAACTACTTTGAGTGCGGCGGCATCGAATAAATATCCATTTGGTTTATTTGAAGATGATGCAGCACAAACATTTGCGTCTGCTAATACGCCTTATGTTTTAACTATTACGGAAACTGAAATTGGTTATGGCATGAGCCTTGCAAGCAACCAAATTACAGTTGATTACGCAGGTTTATACGATGTTCATGTTGGTGCAGATTTTATAAACACATCATCACAGATACACGATGCTTATATGTGGTTGCGTGTTAATGGAACAAATGTAGCTCATACAACTGCACAGTTTGGTGTTTCTGATAAGCAGGGTTCTACTGTTGGAGCTACACCTGTTTCTGTTACACATCCACTTGAATTAGATTCTGGTGATTATGTTGAGATTGTTGTTGCTGTTGATGACACCTCTGTAAGCCTTGCTGCAAAGGCAGAGCAGACAACGCCTTACGCACGACCATCATCTCCGTCTGTCATGGTTGAGATGTCTATGTTACAACCATCCCAGTCAACTGGCAGTGCATTTGAGCTTTATGTTAGCTCTCAAACTACTGGTTCAGCAACTTTATCACATCTGCCAAACACTGAAGCAGACAAAACTTATAGGTATTTGGTAATTGGCTAGTGCCACTTTATTTAACTAATTGTATTGTGTAGTATAGGGAAAACTTGAGGATAAGATTATGGCAGAACCAGCAGGTGTAACCGAAACCATCACACGCACAGCCCCCGCACCATTTGCAGAACC